CGGTGTAGGTATCGGCGTGCCCGAGCGTCCTGGGAACGGGTCATGGTTGTCATGAAAGGCTACCGTTCCGGCCGGCGTCCCAAAAGCAAGGGGGGTTGTTGTTTTTACGGGGTGAAACACTGCTTGCGACTTACCAAGAGGGAAAAGCAGGAGGGGCACCCCCTTGCGGAGATGCCCCTCAGAAGCCACAGGAGGCGTTTACAGCCCTTTTGACAGCAGATAGGTATTCCACCCTACAACTGCCGTGTAAAGGGCTACAACGGCCACAGAAGCCCATTTACGGCGGTATGTGATGTAGAGCAGCAGCAGAGTGCCGAGAGTTTTCACAGCAGCGAAGCCGAGCCAGCCGTAGTTGTGTAGAACGTAGGCCATGCCCGGGTTCCCCTCGGCGGCGTCAGCGTGAGAGATACCAAGATACGTTGATACGAAGTCAAGCATTTGGGAGGCAACGACAGCAACAGCCAGAAGGTAGCCGGTCATCAGCGGCATGGTAGCCGAACGGTCGGGCTTGCGAAAGCCCAACATGCGGAGAGCAAACAGTAGTTCCTTATGCGGGGGGTAAGTTTTGTCCATGTGTCCCAACTGTCAGGGTATATGCCCCAAAAGCAAGTATCCGGGCGGACATCTGGAATGTCCGGACCGGACATCAAACCGGACATACCGGGTTCCCCCCGGACGGGGGGCCAGTGTCCCATTATGAGGGCACGGGGTATTTTTTATTGGAAACTCCCCAGGCGCGGCTATATGTAGGGGCACCAACCCAGCCATGGGGGGGTAGGGGGGGCTATCCGGAAGTCGTCAGACGACTTCCCGGACCCCGGTAGGCCGTGGGGGCGGACCCCAAGTCCGCCGAGGACGGCCTCCGGACAACCGGTAGCAAAAGCGCATTGAGACGAAAAGACTACGGTTGCGGTGTTGTGCGCTCAAAGAGGTCCGCGGGCGTAAGTGGCGCGGTGCTAGGCTCCGCCAGCGCACCCGCGCCTTTGGGTAGCCGTAGGTGGTGGGAACGTTTAGGTTCCCGAGGTGCGGTGGAGCAAGAGCACTTAGGGATAGCCTTTTTACCGTTACAGGTCATACATAACCCGGCCGTGTTGTGAGACGACAGAGATAGCACCGGGTCAAGAGTGTCATAGGCGTTCATCGCGTAGCCACCGTTGCGGAAATACACCTGGGTGATAAGTTGCTTCATCGCACCCATGTCGGCAGCGCGTGCGTCAAAGTCGTCAAGGAGAGCGGCGTCAAAGGTACGAGCCACGAATACGAAACGGTCCTTCCATAAAATAGGAGGCTCACCGGGCTTGCTTTTACGTGTTTTAGCAAAGAACGGCGTCATAAGCGTGGCGGCTTGTGTAACCTCTCGGATAATGACGTCGGAGCGAGCCCAGTTGGTTGAGGACCAACGTAGCGAGACGTTACGGCGACGAAGTTGGACGAGAAAGTTAGCGACCTCAACGGGCATGTTCTGATACTCACGAGAGGACGCAATACCGGTTACCTCGTCCATAAGGACATCACAGTCTCGGGCGTCAAGCAACTGCTGATAGTCACGAAACGGTATGTAGAGCGGGTGTGCCGCCATGTGGTCGGGGTGTCCCGGGAACGAGCACGTCGGGTCGTCGCATTGGCGTGGGTTACGGTAGTCAAGCAGGCGGACAGTTGAGAGGACGGGGCGTCCATAGTCAAGCGACGGCAACGTGTCGTAAACCATCATTAGGGACTTGCCGGAACCATTACCCGTTCCAAGATAAGCATGGATAGGGAAAGCGCGACGGCGGAGCCGTGCGCGTGCCTGCGGACGGTCGGAGCGGTGCCAAAACTCGTGTTTCATCAGAAACCCAACCTATTGGCCCAGGGCGAACGACGACTATCAACCTCGTAACGGTAGGGGCGTGCTTGTAGGTCAAGCACACGTGACTTTTTGAGAATACGTCGTGCCATGAGTGCCAGGAGAACGCACACCGTAATGAAAACTATCATGCTGCGCTACCTCCGCCACCGGAGATGAAGGAGAGCACGATACGTAGGACGCGAACGCCGAAGGCGAACGCGGACACCAGGAATACGGCTATGGCTACCTGACCTACCGCGTTGAGTGGAACCCAGTGCGAAAGGTCAGAAATACCGGCCACGATAGTGCCCCAACCGGTCATGGCGTTGTTCCACCATGACGGGAGGGCCCAGGTCGGGAACAGGCTGAAAACAAAGGTGGCTGCGCTCGTCAGTGCGTTCAGAATAGCGTCAAGTATCATCGGCGTAGCCTCCATCGGGTAGGCCCTATCTCGCCGGTGTTGTAGTCGATGTCGGCGCCGCGTGTCAGCATTGGCAGGGCAAGGCCCATAGCAGAGAGCAGGGTGTTTACGACAACGTATGCGCCCGTAACGTAAACGGTCGGGGTAAGTATGTCGCGCAACCCACCGGAGATAGTTGCGCCAAACTCGCCGGCCTCCGTGTCGGGACAGGCGTAGAGAGGTTGGATAACGTAGTCGCCCGTGATGTCAATACCGTCCACACCCATGTTTTTAGGCAAGGTGAGTGTAGGACCGGCACAGTTCTCGGCGCTCGGGCTGAAAGGGTTTTGGTAGAACGGTGCCGTTATGCCGGTGAAAAACTGCGGGACAAGGCCAAACGGAGTGGCCTCGAATGCGGTTTTGAGTTGGGTAATGCGCTGTTGGGTGTTGGTTTGGTTGGGAACGAAAAGTTCCGAAACGTAGCAGCCGAGGTCCCAACCACAGGCGAAGTCATTGGTAACCGTGCCCGTGGTTGTGCCATTGACGGCAACACTATCGACCCATTGACATTGCGACATATCGACCGAAGCGCCGTCATACGAACACTGATAACCCGTCTGCTCCCACGTTGTTGCGCCAGCGGCAACCTGGTCCTTTTTTTGCTGGTAGTCAGGGCAAGCACCGGCGGTTTTACAGTCAGCGGTTCCCTTGCTGATGGTTACACTACAAGTTTTTGACCCGGTTACGCAGTCCTTGACGGGCGAGGACGGGTCGGTCGCGGCGGGGCTATGTGATACAGAAGCGATAAAGCCGTTTACACACCGGATAGACGTAGACGGTAGGGCACTGCCGCACTGGACGTCCTTTGGAGCCCACGGGGAGGGGAACCAGCCTGCGGGGGTAAGTTCCTCCTGCGTTACAACAGTTTTGGTGGGACGGGAACCATTAGGACACCCCTGGCCGATAGACAGGTCGGGGCGGACAGGCGAGGATAACGAAAACTGTGGCCCGTAAGTTATGATAGGGGTCGCGACGCCGGAGCATGTCGTCTCGGACTTCTCACGTTGCGGAGCATAGGGGTCGGTTCCGAGGTTTATCTGGACCGGGTGCTGCTGTTCGATAGTTCCAGGCGCGGCAGCCGTGTTAGAAACGGTAGAACTTGCGACAACGTAGTAGGAACCAGATGTGCCACCTATGCGGTATTGTATCAAGACACCTATGTACGGGTCGTTGGTGTTTTGGTTGTAGTAGCACGTATCGGTGGTCCCGACGGGCTTGCTTTTACCGGAACCAATAGAGACGACTCCACCACCGGAGGAGTTAGAACAGAAACTGTCGTAAACGAGGACGCCGGAAGTTTTGACGAGGGCGGCGCGGAAAAAGTGGGTCGTGCCACTACCACTCGGGGTGGTGTTGGGGTGGCGAACGGTGTAGTTCACCTGGCCGTTAGCAAAGTATGGAGAAACGGTCCAGGTCGCGGCGACGTCATTGACGGCCGGCGCGGTCGGAGTATGCGACCAGATGACAGCACCACCAGCAACCGAAAGAAGGGCGGCAGCGGTAGCGACGTAAGGAGCGGTAAGTAAGCCGGCGGCGGTTAGTCCAGCAACAGCCACGCCCGTACCCAGAACCGTCTCGGGTGCGTATTGTAGGGGTATTGTAGGTATGGGAACGTCCACCGCCTGCGAAGGGGTGGTAGTTACAAACATCAAGCCGACGGACATGCCAACCACGGCCACCCCACGCCAAAGACGGGAGCGACCGAGTTTACGTTCCTCACGTTCCATTGGTTCGTTCTCCTTTCTCTGACGTGGGGCGGGTGGTCGTCGCATTAGGCGCGAAGGCCGATTTTTCCAAGCACGTAGCGGATGCCGTAGAATACTGCGGCAAACGGAAGCACTGCTGGGATAGCGGTCGTGACAACGCCAAGCAGGGTCTGTCCGGCGTTAGTAGCAATACCGGTGATGACAGTGGCGAAGTTTACTGTGTTCTCCATTTTCGTTCCTCCTTCCTGTTAGTCTCGGGACGAGGCCATATTGATGAGCGATACAAGCACACCAAGGGCCACGCCAGCCAGGATAGTCTCGGTTACGAAAGCAAGCGTGTCCTGCTCCCCAACTACCTGGAATACTATCGGGTCCATGTTACACCAGCCCCGTCATGAAGTTCCAGAGGGTGCGGACGAGTTTGACGACGATGATAGGGCCAAGAACGGCAACGAGCAAAAGTTCTATCATCGCCGACCCCCAAGCGACAGGCCGGCCGAGGCACGCCACACGAACGTGGCGAGAGTGATGGCAGCGGTGATGGCAGAGATAAAAAGCAAAGCGGTAAACTGACGGTTGTCAAGGTAGGCCACAACGTATTGCGGTTGGGCCGGAGGCCAGTTGGTGACAACGACAGGGGTACACCCCGGGTCCTGACCGACAACACACTCGTCCGCCCGTGCCGGCCCAACGCCCACTACCGTAGCAACAAAGGCGCCAGCAAGGACAGTGAGGCGCGTGGTAGTTTTTCGGAGGGCCGACACGGGGGAACCTTATGCCAGCGTCCAGGAAAGGACGCGAACGGACAGCCGTGCGCCGTTCTCGTGCTTTTTAGCACGAACGGAGACGGCGAGGTTTACCGGCTCACCCGTTGGGGGGCGTTCGGTAAGGTCGTCAGCAAAAGCCCAGCAGGAGGGCGCATCGCCAGCGAGTGTGAGTGAAACGAAACGGGTGGTTGCCCCGGTTACGGGGTCCACGCTCTCCCGGCCTTGTAGTCGGCGGACGGTAACGTTATTGAGTGTTGCTTCCATGGTGTTGCCTTTCGGGTAGTGGTTGGTTGTTACAGTGGCATTTGTTGGGCGCAACGGCAACGGTCAGGACAACGGACGGACAACCGCTCCACGACGGCTTCCAGTTCCCTGATACGTGCCAGGTAGTATTGACGTTCCAACATCTCGGCGCTGTTTTCCTGCGGGGTTACTGCTTGTAGGTGGGCGACGTTCACGCAGAGGCGAACGCCGCATTTGTGATGGATAACGGCACCGGCGGGGATAGGGCCGTTTACGGCCTCCCACGCGAGGCGGTGTGCCTTGTAGCGGCGGTCCTTCCAGCGAACGTTACCGTATCCGGTTTCGCTTTTGGAGGCGGTCCAGATACGACACCCGGTGCGGGGGTCGTAGACGGAGTAGTGTGCGACTTTTTGTGCCTTGTTCATGCTGCTGCCCTTTCAGTGTCCGGTAGCCGGAATGCTATCGGGTTAGTGTGTATTGTCACGTCGATACCGTGATACGCAAGTAGGTCAATAGTGGCGCATGGCCCGAAGTTCTCCAGAACAGAGAGAACGTCGGGAGCGATGTTGCGCCGGACGAGTGAAGCCCACTGCTTGCTCGGGACGGACATAATGAGTTCGCCCCGGAGTTGGTCCAAGGCTACTATCTCCTCGTCGGTGAGTTCACGCGAGAGGTTAGCGAGGTCGCGGAGGCCAACGCTCCACGTCATCATGCGGCGGCCGCGGCTGTGTGTCTCCCAGGTCTCCCAAAGAGCAACGTCGTTTGGGTCGAAACGGTCCGAGAGATCAGCCAGGATACGGAACGGGCTGCGGTTGGTTTTACGAGCCTCCTTGCCGGCGGAGTTCGTCATTTCCATTGCCAGGCTCTCGTGAGTCATGGCAAACTTCGTCATGTATGAGCCCAAGCCAGAGGTCTCATACGTGCGGATAACATCAACGCCGTGTGCCTGCGAAGCGGTGAAACCGTCCTTAGATAGCCCGTTTACCCACCGGGCATACAGTCGCTGTTGTAGTTGCGCCAGGTCGAAGTCGGTGAGGTTGCCATCGCGCAGATAAAGGGCGGTGTGGGTGTGGACGTGCCACCCGTTCTCGCCGTGAGTGACTTCCACGACGCGCACATAGCCCTCAATACCGTATTGCTCCTTCAGGTCCAGATACCCCTTGCCCGAGACGAGGCGGCGCCAAGCAGCCGAGAGCCCGTCCCACAGCGTGCCGAGGTCATCGCCGGCCTGGTGGCGCATAGTGAAGGTTGCGAATAGGATACTACCACCCCGCTCCCGCCAGGCGGTATTTACCTTGTTGAGTTCGGTGTTACGGTGTGCGGCGATACGAGAGGAGCAGACGGGGCAAGCCCAAACGCTGCCACAGGTCTCGACGCCGGATACTCCGGCTATGGGTCGGGACGCCGTGCCTCCAAGTTTGAGGCCGACGTGGGAGCCGACGCCAAAAAGGCCGCACCGACGTAGTCGTGGAAGGGTAGAGTGGGAGTGTAAATAGTTCCGGTGTAGGTATCGGAGGGCCCGAGCGTCCTGGGAACGGGTCATGGTTGTCATGAAA